ATCAATACCAGCTGGAAGATCGTCACAATGACATACATCCCAATATTTTTGTTTGTAAAGATCATGTACATCAGCATCTGAAATAGCCTTTAATTCTTCTTTTGTAATATATGGATTTCGTTTCCACGCACGGTATACCTCAAGGGTAATTCCTTTCATAGTGGCTCCTCCAGGATCGGCAGGGTTGTCACTCCAAAGTCCTTCGCTCTTTAATACTTGAGCCAATGATGCATCGTAATTCTCTTTCATATCGGTGTACTTTGATGTAATAGCTCATCTTTCTTTTGACTACCAGCAGATGAACCAAAATAAAATGCAATGATCCCTGTCCATGCTGTTCCTAAACTTCCAAGCATAAGCAGTAAAGCATCGGATTTTACAACATGATCGGTCATCAAACCAATCAAAATGCCAAAAAACCCTATAGTGACAAGAATAGATAAGACTGGTGGAATAAACGAATGAGTTGCTGTTTGCATATCTCTTGCAGATTTACGATCATCTACCGCAAGTTTTTCAAAGTCTAAACCCAATTCATTAGCTTGTTTTTGCAATTCTAATTCAGCTTGCTTTATAGATGTCAATTGATCTGAAGTAAGTTTGCCTGATTCAATTGTAGACTGCACATCTTTTTCATCAATACCAAGTGCTTTTGATACAGCAGTAACCGCTAATCCTGCTAATGGGCCACCAAGAGCAGTAGCAATGCCAGGTGCAATTTGAGCTAACCAATCCATATCAATCCTTTAAGAGAATAATTAACATCATACAAATTAATGCAAAGACTGTCCACAGTTTAAACACTTCATCATCCACGCACAATATCCTTTTTGGTACGTTCTTCAGTTATTGTTCTTGTTATTTTGAATCGTATTGGTTTGGGTTTTTTGGTTAATTGACGTATTTCCCAATTTAAAAACAAAATATAACCCCAAATAAACAATTCAAAAATAAAGGAATAGCTATGCCAGCAGGTAACAAAGGCGCAGGAAGACCACTAGGAAGCCCAAATAAGGCCACTTCGGAGGCCAGACAGGCCATAGCCTCATTTGTTGACGGAAACGCTCATAGGCTCTCTGAATGGCTCGATCAAGTGGCCAAGGGAGTGCGTAACGATGAGGGCGAATATGTTGTCCAGCCCAACCCAGCGAAGGCGTTCGACATGTTCCAGTCGGTTGTGGAGTACCACGTTCCGAAGCTGGCCCGCCATGAGCATGCGGGTGACCCCAATGCACCGGTGGTGATCGACACCCACTTGAACTTATTCAACGAACTGAAGAAGGCTGTGAAGCTGAAGAAGCAGGTCGACGCCAATGAAAGTTGAGGACGTACTAGACGACCCCAAGACGCAGGAGATGTTCCTGCAACTGTCCACAGAGGACAGGGCTGCGTGGCTGTGGTGGATGGATTGGCACGAGAACAAGGCCATGAAGTACCAAGTCGAGCCGTCCGGCGATTGGTGGTCGATCTGGATGATGTTGGCTGGCCGCGGAGCCGGTAAGACACGCACGGCTGCCGAGACTATCGGTCAATGGGCATGGGAGAACCCAAACACCCGCTGGCTGGTGGCGGCCCCCACAAGTTCTGACGTCCGCGGCACATGCTTTGAGGGTGAGTCTGGCTTACTGGCCGTGATCCCCAAAGAATTGGTCGAGCCGGACGGCTACAACAAGAGCCTGCACGAGTTGTACCTCAAGAATGGATCGTTGATCAAAGGCATCTCAGCGAGTGAGCCTGACCGCTTCCGGGGTGCTCAGTGGCACGGCGCATGGTGCGACGAGTTGGCCGCGTGGGATTACCTGCAAGAGTCGTGGGACATGATCATGTTCTCGGTGCGGCTGGGTAAGCGCACGAAGGTGATCGTTACCACCACGCCAAAGCCCAAGCCATTGATCATGGATCTGGTTGGCCGCGAGGGGGACGACGTGGTGATCACTCGAGCCTCGACATACTCGAACATCAAGAACTTAGCGCCATCGTTCCAGAAGCAGATTCTCCAGTACGAAGGCACGAACTTAGGAAGGCAGGAAATCCATGCAGAAATCATCGACCCCGAAGAAGGGGGCATTGTTAAGCGCGACTGGTTCCGCCTCTGGCCGGGACACAAGCCCTTCCCCAAGTTCGAGTACATCATCCAGTCTTACGACTGTGCCACTAGCGACAAGACCCACAACGATCCAACTGGCTGCATTACTCTGGGCGTATTCAAGCCCCTCGACGGTGGGATGTGTGTCATGGTCATCGACTGCTGGCAAGACCACCTCACCTACCCCCAACTGCGCCCCAAAGTAATCGACGAGTTCGAAGTCGTATATGGCGAGGGCAAAGAAAAGAAGCGCGTCGACCTCTTGCTGGTGGAGGACAAGTCGGCTGGCATCTCATTGATACAGGACTTGCAACAGGCTGGTCTACCCGTCCACGCATACAACCCCGGCCGCGCCGACAAGATTCAGCGCCTAAGCATTGTGGCCAACATCATCAAGGCTGGCCGTGTGTGGGTGCCTGAGTCTGACCAGCGTAAGGGCTACGTCCGCGCATGGGCTGAGGGCATGGTCAGCCAGATCTGCTCCTTCCCTGAAGGCACTGAACACGACGAGTTCGTCGACTGCATCTCACAAGGCCTGCGCTACCTGCGTGACGGCGGCTGGATCACCATCGACTTCCCGCGGGACGACAGCGTGGACAGCGATGACATCGAAGACGCAGAGTTGTACAACATGCGGCACAAAGGGAATCCTTACGCATCGTGATCCAGTTTAACTGGACTGCAAAGTTATCCACAGCCCCAGTTAAACTGGACTCGAGCATTGTGTTTGCCACAGTCATCATGGCTTGGCATAATGCCGAAAACTCCCCGAGGTGCCCATGGCCACACAACAAGGAATAACCTATGACACAGCACAAGAAGGCCCATTCTACCGAGTCCGCCCACATGGCGTTGCATCGGGCTTCGCAGCTACGAGCGGCAATATCGAAAGCCATCGGGACACCGGTCAAGGCCAGCAAGGACTATCACGAGACACAGTTCCGCAACCACTTACGGACGAAGCGGTCAAAGGGATAATCAAAGGCCCGGACAATGCCATTCGCCATGCGGCTGAGGCATATACAAAACAGCATTTAGGCAAACCGTACAAGCCTGTTGACAATTCATCCAGTTCATTGGCCAAGCAAGGCGCCATTGGACGCACATTCCTTCTGGCGGCCGCAGATCACCCAGAGTACAAGAAAGCCGTATACGAGGCTTATAAGCGCCACATGCCTGAGCACGTCGGTGAGGCTCAAGACTACGATCAACTGCTGCAAAAAGCGTATGGCCACTTGGCCCATGAAACTAAGCGCCAGTTTGAGAGCCTACCAATCAACATGAGTTTTCACCGCAATGGTGAAGGCAACTACCAAGACAGCAAAGAGATGATGCGCGATGTGCATGGCCACCGCCATCTCTATGTTTTTCAAGGCGGCGACCGCCATGACTTTTTGCACAACGTCCATCCCGAGTCGGGCTTGAATGACAATGAAATGTTCCGGGCGGTGCATGATGTTTATGGCCATGCCTTGCACGGCACGACCTTTGGCCCTCAAGGCGAAGAAAAGGCTTGGGCGGCTCACTCTGGTATGTTCAGCCCGCTGGCTCAAGCAGCCATGACGGCAGAGACTCGTGGCCAAAACAGTGTGGTTAATTACACGCCGTTAAATGCCCGCATAAAAGCTGAAGTGGCAGCGTTGGATGAGACTGCTTATGACGCCAAGCGCAAGGGCCGTATGGACTTGTTTGAAGCCGCCAAGGCCGAGAAGAAGAACTTACTGGACAACCATTTCCAGTTTGCCCCTCAAAGGGCTGTGTTGTTGCCTCCAGAGATGAACAGTGGCAGTTATGCTGGCGGCATTCCCGCATACATTCGCCACTTGATCCAACCAGAAGGCGGCGAGACTGAGCAACTGACCCATTTCAGCCACGAACCGAACCTGACTATGACCGACCCAACCCGATATGGAACTGGCATTAAAGGTGCAGAAGCAAGCCGCTTACAAGAACCCGGCGCCGTGCGTGACCGGACGTATTTTTATGCTGGTAACCCAGAACGTGGTGAAGTTGGTTTGGGC